ACCGAAAGAATACGAGTCTGTGGGCATCGACGTTCAAGATCAAGAACGCGGCTGCTCGTTTATCGGAACGGGCCGCTGTTGCGACTATGCATAAGCATGCTAAGTCGGTCAGCCGGACTTTTGAAAGTGATCCTCGACCTATTGAACAATGCGTCCGCAGTATCCAACCGCTCCTCGAGGAGGCGGCAAAGAAGATAGCGGACGATTATTACTCAGGTCGTTGGGAGGATCCCGGGGCAGCCAGTAATTCGGCCTGCTTTGAGTCGTCTCGGACGAACTTTGGACAGATTGGACACTTCATGGAGAGGGTCTTTGGACCGGATTCGCCGATAGTTTGCCCTGGGGTGAACTTCTGCGGGTTTGGGCCTCAGATCCGATCTGGGACGGTCCCCTGCTCTCTTCCGAAGGAGGTGCAGCGTCGTAAGGAGATGCCCGAGAAGGCTCTCGAGGGGCACTTGAAGGAGGGAAACCTCTTTAGTGCCGGAATCTGCCAAATGCGTATACAGGAGTTGGCGGAGGACTTTCCGGAAGGAGAGGCCTACGACTACGACCTGTACGAAAGACGACTGGACTATGTCTCGAGGGAGGAGAACCCAGCCGTGAAGCGGGTAACATTCTATGAGGAGGTAACGGTTGATGGAGTCCGTTACTCAAACTCATGGTTTGAAACCTTCTTCTTCCCCGAGGCGGAGAAATTCTGGATGAATGAGATCATGATTGATGCGCTGCGAGCTTGCTCGCGAGACGAGGCACTAGCTAAAGTTGCTTGTGTCTTGGAACCCTTCAAGGTGCGTATCATCACGAAAGGGGAAGCAGCCCTCCAGTACATGTCTTCTGCGTTTCAAAAGAGCGCGTTTGAATTCAATAAGACTGTACCCTGCTTCCGACTTGTTGGAAAGGCGCCAACTGCCACCGACCTCATGGATCTTCGGGAGAACGCCAAGCCTGTCGTATATGACCCACACTGGGCGTCTTCGGACTTCAGTGGAGCGAGCGACGGGACAGCAGGGCACTACCGAGACTGCATAATGGACTGCCTCATACAGTTCCTACCTTTGCATGTCCAGTCAATCATTCGCTCGTGTAATGGAGACCATGTCGTGAGTTATCCGGGACCCCTTCTATATCCAAGCATGCTTGAATTAGGGAAGGTTAATCCTGTAACTCAGACGTTGGGAACACTCATGGGCGAGAAGACCTCCTTCATCATACTCTGCTATGAGGTGTTGGGGGCTCACGTTTCGAATCGACGTCGCTGCGGTGACCGGCGATCTTTGGGTCAGATTCTAAAAGGGGTCTTGATCAACGGGGATGATCGTCTTGCTATCAGCAACGCCGAGACGGAGCGTGAGTTTTGGTCCTTTTGTGAGAAGCATCTTGGGTTCACAGAGTCCAAAGGCAAGTCCTATCTGCACTCCAAGTATGCGAACATCAACAGCCAGTCCTATCTGTATGACTTATCCGACCCCAAATCGACGCCCTGGAAGGTACCAGTGCGTGCGTCAGGTTTGGAACATGGGCAGAAGAAGCTCGATGAGCCCTTCGATCCCTCTGTCGTCATCACACAGATTTTGGACGGTTGTTACGATTCCAGGATGGAATGGGCTGTTC